AACTAGGTTGAAAGAAATAGTCATCCGCACTCGGAGAGCCAAGATAATTCCCAATTAAATTTTCGGGTCGCTGGAAGTTTGCAATACGAAGTGGTGCAGCGGTAGGAATCTCTTCGCCCTCCATTACCTTTTCTTCTTCTTGAACTGCCAATCCCAAGTTAGCCAAGAACTCTTGCGGCTTCCTGTTCTCCCTAGAGTTCAGAGCAAGCACCGCATAGATCATTGCATCGGGCGAGAACTCTACCAACTGCAACGGGTCGGTCACATCGTAGAATCGCTTGCTAGCATAGATCGTCATGCAATCCACATTCTTTGGAATCTGGAACCTGCGGAACACAGGGTTCACATCCGTTGGCTGGTAGATTGCAATCAAGAACTGGATGTCCAGCACAGGGTCATAAGCATACACTCGGATTCGTCCGTATGTTTTTGGCTTGCTGACCGTGCGGATTGCCGTGACTAACTGAGTTGACTTGCCGATGCTTGGGCCGTTCTCTGCTGTCACCTCGACATTCTGATACGATTGGTATTCGTTCTGCGCCTCAAACAATAGCTTAACGCCTGCGTCTTCCATCTTCTCTGCCATTACGGCGATTTGATATGGACGGGCGGTATAGTCGCGGAACAATACATGGTATCCCCCGGCCTCGGTGATTAGCTTGTGGCAGGAGTTGCCGCTATTGTAGAGGTTCTTCCATTGAGTAGCATTGAACCACTCATCCGCGAGACTGGCCGATTCTCCGTTGATCCAAGCAAGACGGATTTGCTCGTAGCGATTAGGCAGCGTGAAGCAGGAATCGGCACACTTAACGCAGAAATACTCTGCAGTGTTATTCCATTCCCTTTTGTTCCACAAAAGTCTGCGAGCTTGGTTAATAGCTTTGATGGCTCTTTCCGACGAGCAAACGCCAGAATCACCAACAAAGCCCTTCACCACCTCCACCATCTCATCGAGGGTATCGGCCATAGGGTTTATCGTTAACGATAATTACTGAGGGCCACCGAACTGCGTGACCATTTTGCCAACAGTTGGGAGTGGTTTGCTAGAGAAGGGAGTTGGCTTCTTAGCTCCGAGGTTAGGCATATTGCCCATACCTTCACGGATGGTTCCACGGGTGCTTGAGCCTCCGCTAACGAGGCGTGGGTCTGTTCCTTTAAGAGGTGTCATATTATTAGTTTGGTTTGTTGTTTCTTGTTTATGTCGTATGGATTGCTGTCCATTCGACAAAAGTTGTATCTGCGCTGGCGGCTTCTACCATAAACTGAAAACCCGCTGCTGTCTTTGTTCCATTAACAAGATAGACTCTAGCGGTAGGATTTGTTGCCGAATTTGAAATTGGAGTTAATGAAATGCTGTAGGTTGCGCTTGGCATCGGAGAAGCAAATGATACGGAATATTGCTGATCTGATGCCCCTACGGCAGTTTGATTTGTTTTGATAGTTACTACAGGACGAGCTAGAAGCGTAGTGATATTGCCTTCAATCGTAACGATGTTAGCTTGAATGGCGTTGACTTCGGTTTGTAGGTTAGCTACATCAGTAGTAAGTTGCGCGATAGCTTCTGGGCTGAGATCGCTCAAGTCTGGAATGTTGACGGTTCCGTTAGCTAGAACTGTGTCGATAAAAGTCTGGAAGATATTGCGCCAGTCACCAGATGGACAGAAGTCATCTGGCACATTCGGGAAAATGATTTGAGGATTCGAGTCTTGATTATCCATTGTAAATAGCGTAGTCCCAGTATCTTTCGGGACAACAGATTTCAGCGCATTCTTGTTGGTCTTCTGGGCAATCACCAATAGGCGAGTCTTCGTTGTTCTTGATGTTTGCCATGATCCGAACCCTATCCACGGTAGCTACTCCCGTCAAGCTGATTTTCAGTTGAAACTCACTACCTTCCACCGCTGGGATTCCAGCTATATCATTGCACTCGGATGGGTCTGGCGTTGTGAACTTGTAGCGTTTGTATTGGTTCCCGCCCCTCCGTGGGGTGCAGTCATCAATCAGAGTTGGTGAACATGGATTGCATCCGTAGGTAGTAGGAACCTTTAGCTCCGACCAGCATGGGTTGCTATCCGAGCGATACTCAACTTGGCTAGTCACCTCGCCGGGGATATTGCTCATCCACATTTCTCCACCAGTAAGTTTCTTCCGAACGAACTTGTTTGTCAGTCCGCTTCGGTTGAAGTCATAGCGTCCCGTAGTAATGAAGCCTTTGATCTGGCTGGTTCCATTAGGCCCGTAGTCATCACCACCATCATTCGTGATTTCATACAGACGATTCTTTTCGTCTTGGTCAAAGCTGAATCCGAACCCGCGCTTCTCTCCATCAATCATCGCAGTCAGTAATTGAGTTGGACGGAAGCCTGTCCATAGACCATTCCAGCGGAAGGTAAGATCGGCGTCAGGTGACGGACTAGCAGTTTGATCCAAGTCGAGAACAACCATTCCCCTATGGTATCTATGCAGTCCTTGTGCTTGGTTCTTCTTTGTCTGTGGCGCGACTGTGCTTACCAAGTAGTTGTTGATATACATGGTCGAGGCGAATTGCTTCAACCATTTCGTATCCAAATCAACCCACTTGTTCACCTCGCGGGAGAGCTTTCGCAATGAGAAGAATCTACCGAACTCCGATTGGCTATTGGAATAGAACGCCCAACCATCGTGGGAGCGGAACCAGAGTTCACTATTAACTAGAGAGACATACGGGCTAGTGCAGCCGCGACCTAGCAGGGAGATGCGCTGGATGTTCGATGTGTTCCACAATGTTCTTGGGATACTGACATCCATCGAGAACGCGCCATTCGTTGTAAGAACTACTAGCTCACCTTGGCCGCGAAGGTTTCCTCCGATGTATGGCATTACCTTCATGGCGGTGATATTCCCCATCATCGCTGGAGTAGAGAACGCTCCACCCTCTGCCCAGTAGGTAATCTCTGTGAAGTTTTGGGTATTGGTTGTATCGGTGAAGCCTGCCCCGAAGATAATGTCGGATGCGTAGATTTGGTTGTATTTGTCCGATACGAACACGCGCCCGAATGCATACTCCATGATCGTGCCGATTGGCATCTGACCTTTAGCTGGATAGAGCCTATATGCTGGCATCGCCACCGTCCCAGTTCCAGTTGCTGGGCCAGTTGCCGTGAACTTAACGCCAACCGTATTAGATGGTGCGCCGATCAGAGTATAGTCAGTCGTGCCTATCGTGACGATCTCGCAGTAGGTATTAGCTGTGATTAGTGTGGCTGATACCGCCCCTACCACGCCTCCCCATGCTATTGCGTATTGGTATCCGTTCTGGATATAGACCCGATCTTCAGCTTGCACGAACCATGTGTGCATGAGTGAAGCGTCATTCCAGTCAGTCAGCCCCGGCAGGATGTATGCCGTTGCGTAGTTATTGATGATATGTAGGAAGTATATCTTCCCAGATACAGAGAGCAGTAGCCCGTCTCCCAATGCCGCTTCGTTGACCTTTCGGTAGGGATACGCCCCTTGGAAGTTTCCAGTTTCAATATCGTTAACGATAGTCGCTGGCTGTCCTTCACCTGCAACTATTCGGAGATTCCGAATACTTGGTCTAGTCTGGTTAATTCCTCCGCGAAAGGTGCGGTTGACCGACTCGGCTACATAGAACTCTGGAAGATACGATGGATGAGTATCGGCGTCTTGCGCGACAATACTTGTGAATCCATCGAATACTGATCCCTCTGTTGGCATTAGGCATTAACGCTTTTAAGGACAATGAAACGCAATGTCAATGCCTCAGACAAATTGCCAGCGGTGATGTTTCGGATTGTGATATTCGCATTACCAGCAGCGGGAGCTACGGCGAAATTATAGGAGCCGAGTGTTCCGCCAGAGATATGGCTGACTACCACGATGTCTGTTGCCTCGATAACCGAATTGCTCAAGTTAAAGGTAACGGCAGTAGCGGTATTCAGCGCAGCGTTATCGGTAACGATAATTCCAGTCGGGCGATTAAGCGTGACAGAGTTTGCCTTTGATCCTGCGCCTTGTGTAATAGACCCACCTGCGCCAGTATTGTATCCGATCTTAGAGGAGTTTCCATTAGCTAGAATCGTGCTGTTGCTAGCGATAGTGCTATTAACAACCAACGCTCCAGTCATTGTGTCTCCAGCTTTTGCTACCTTGAGCGCATCAGCGGTGTCTACATATTGCTTGGTAGCCGCGCCGAGAGCGGTAGTCGGATCGCCAGAAAGAATGAGCGGCCCAGTCATCGTGTCACCCGTCTTGTTGACGAAGGTGATAGCATACGGTTCCCACTCGATCCTGCTATCTGTATTATCCCAGATGAGCCAAGACTTAGCGGTAGGGCTGGTCAATGCCTTTTGGCAGAATGCTTCATCTTCTACAAGAAGCCGCTTGGCTGTTGTAGTGGCAGGATTCGGATCACAGAAGATCGGAAGCTCGTCGTTGGCTGGTGTGCAGGGCGTGCAGTTACTCATATTGATGCTTTAATGTTTGCGCTCATGGTGATTAATTTTTTTACACATTTCTTATTTCTATACAAATCAAAGTAGAGTTTATGTTAATTCAATCCAAATGATAATCCATCAAGCGATACCCATACAGTTCCACCTGTTAATTGTGTTATTTGTCCATCGTTTCCAGAACCGACATTATTTACAAGTATTGAACCAACGCCTGTATTGGTTGTCACAGTCAATACCTGCGCTTTGTTAGGAACATATCCAGTTGGTAATGTGAATATCAAAGTTCCTCCTCCAGTTGAATATCCAACATAACCTTGCAAATGCACAACTCCTTGAGAGTCTTTCCAATAACCAGCACTTGTTCTGTTTGATGGACTTGCATTGCTCCACCCAGTTGCCAATGTAGGCGCAATAGTTGCTTCTCGGTATAATTCAGAAAGATGCACTGTGTTGTTTGTGCGAGAAATCCTTGCGTTGTTGCTGCCAAAATCCGTTACAGTGTTGCCACCATACACAATATTTGAAGAAGAATTCGTATTGAGAAGGATCGTAATAAATTCGTCTGCGAAAACTTGATTGTTTGATGCGTATGCGTCAAGGACAATACCAGTTCCGCCTGCCGCTAAAGTAATCATTCTATTTCCAGTCCCGAATGTATTGAACTGTGCAGGGCGCGTAGAAGTGCCAGATACATATATCGGAAACTTTGGCCCCTCAAATGTGCAATTTTGCACTCTAATCCATCGTGGGCCTTGACCATCCGTGTTGTTTCCTTGAATTCGCAAACCAACTTCCGCTCCAGTAAAAGAGCAACTGTCAAAGGTGATAGCATTCACGGCACGGCCAGATGTGGCAGAGATTTGAACAGACATCGAACCTGTCGCGGTAGATGGGTCTGAACCTCGTTGAAATTTGCTGTCCCTAAAACTGACTTCATTTGCGGAGTTAATTAAAACCAAAGGAGTCACCGAAGAACCACCGCTATCTGCCTGCAAGAAATACCAATTGTTTAACGAAAGTCCATCACTCTCAAATGCTGACACATTTGCGCTGATGCCAATAGATAATCCAATATTGCTGTTATTATTTATGATCTTTATGCTATCAAAAGTTTCTGTGTTTGATAGAGAAGCGCAGTTAATAATTGTCTTGTTTGAATTCTTTATATGAATACAATCAACACATAAATCACGCAAAGCAACACCATAGATATACGAAAGACCCGCATTGATATTTGCAGGATCAATGTCGATAACTTTTGTTCCAGTAAATCCTGCTGTGGGTTGCAATACGCTTAAACGAGGGTATCCAGAACCAGAAAAGTAAGCTCCAGCACCTTCACCAATAAGGATGCGCTCTTCTTTGAGAATAATTGTCGAAGATATTTTGTAAGTTCCAACGGAGAAGAAAATTTTTCCTCGATGTGCATTTATAGCCGCTTGAATCGCCGCAGTATCATCAGCAACTCCATCGCCTACCGCACCGAAATCTTTTACATTTACTACATCTGCCATCCGTGTAGCCAAATTGCGTGGTGTAGTCGATCCAGTAGCTAGAAATGGAGTGAACTCATTGAACCCAGTAGATGTCTCCCATGCTAGTCCATTCCACGCATAAAGTTCACTAGCTCCAGTATTCCAATACAACGCTCCAACTTGAAGTGGATTCCCTTGGTTGTCCTGTGTTGGTGCTACTGCGAATGCTCCGAGGTAGAGCGCGTTAAACTCAAGCCAGAGGTCTTCGGCCTTGTTAGCCTGCGTTTGGGCGTATTGGGCATACTGAGCTGCCCTTGTGAGGGATTGATTGAAAGATGAACCGCAAGGGTCGTGGTTACAATTAGAGTTGCAGCAGGACATAATTTTATCGTTAACGATAGTTAGGGTTTAAGTCAAATGTTTTTATTGAGTATATTGGCTGTGCATGGCATCGCGGCCAATAACCGCGCCGAGGTTGATCCATCCATGCTGGGCGAATACCTCGATCACCTGTAGCGGCATCCGCGATCTTGTAGGCCATACTGTGTGCAGACCATTGTGATTAGCATCTAGGTCGATTGCCGCTGCCCATGCGTGTTTGCTTGGCTCTGATCCGCCGCGCTGGGGACGATTCACATAGCTTCCGAAGAACTTGTCGATGCCTGCCGCACTCCTTGAGTCTGGTGTCGGATAAATGTCTAGCAAGTCCTCAAAGATTTCCATGAGGCTTTCGGCGCACTTGGCGTGGATAGCAATCCCGCTGATCGTCTCTGGCCCGTCATACAGATACATCTTGTATGGAGGCTTGATTCGGACGATGGGAACTTTCCCCGGCTCGCCGAAGAACTCTGTGCAGGCTTTAGTGCTAGGCTTTGGTGAGATAGGAGGATTGGGAGACATGACAGCAAGGTGCTTCTTTAGAGCAGCCATACTCTTTGGCCCCCACCACCCGTCTGGCGTAACGCCAATACGGGCTTGCATACTCTCTATCTCGGCCCTAGTCATTTGCCTTTACGAAGGACATTGATGAGTCCAACCAGTCCTAGCCCTGCGGCCAAGATTTGGTTCTGAAGCTCTGGGTCAAGTTTAACTCCAAGAGCAGTTGCTACGAGGATGATACCACGCCATGTCGAATTCTCTGACAAGCGTTCCAATAGGATGTTTACGATTTTCATTTGTCTTTTATAGTTTTTGAGAAGTGCTGCCATGCATACACTACATTAGCATCAGCTTCTCGGTCTGGGTTCTGGTATGGAACATACGATACCGCCAATTTAATCGAGCCAAGTTTTCCTTGGTTCTGACCAGTTGGCGGTATCGGTATGCTCACGCAGGAGGAAAGTAGTATCGTTGCGATTATCGTTAACGATAGTTTCATTTTCTTTTATCTCTGTTCATCTTGGAAAGCATCATAAATATCGAAACCCATGCGGCGACGATTGCGCTAAAGGATGCCAAGATTCGGAACCAAATATCTAACTCAGGTAACATAGAAATCATTACTGCAAACACGCTGTATATCGTGCCAACATATCCTGTTCCAGTTGATAATCCGTTGTCAGAGTTCATAGGTTGTTAGGTATAAATGCCGCTTGCCTTGAGCAAACGATGATTGTGCTTGAGTAAGTGATCTGAGCATACGCAAAAACATATTTTGTGCCATCGGAATATGGAAATTGCGCGTTCCATGTTCCGTCACCATTGTTTGTTGTTGTTGCAGGAAACCATGTCCGCCCCATTGGATCGGCTGTAATTAGTGCGTAATAAATTTGAATTGCTGTAACATCGGCAGGAGTAGATGGAGCTACAGTTACTTTGGCTATTCCCGGCAAAACTATACTCGGAATAGTATTTGGATTTTCCGGCCAAACAATCGGTAATCCTTTGAGATGTTTATCAAACCAAAGCTGAACATCCTGCTCAAATCCAGAAATATCATGCGAAGCATTGACCTTGAATGCATAGCTGCCTTTTACTGGGGATAGATCAAAGTTTCTAAATCCCCTATCAAATTGCCCGTGGAAATCATTTGTAGACATCATCCACAACATCGGATTCCTAGCGTATTTCGCGTATGCTTGCGATTCTAGCGTTGATATGTAAAGATTGTTTCCTTCAGTAAATGCAGGCTCAGAGTATGGAATGCTGTAAGGCCAGACTGAATTTGTCTTCCAATAGTGAATCCACCCATTCCCATATTGAGCAACACAACATTTAATATCTGGCTCGATATTCATGTTGTATGCCATTTGCCCACCCCAGCTATTACCAAGGAAACCAATCTTTGAGATATTGATGTCAGATGTCAGCGACTTGGTATATGCTAGAACCCTGCGCGGAATAGCATACCAATAATACATATCCTGATTACGGACATCTTGAATTGTTGCTACAGATGCTTGGCTTGCGTAGTTCGCATTTGGGTTAGTTACTTGGTTCAGTTGATTCAACGCCGCTGGGTAAAGCGTCATCAATGTCGCTGGATAGCTGTATGTCCCATTGAATGTTCCGCGCCAGTCGTATTGGACTACTGCATAATCGAGGTTTGCGTAGTTCGTAAAGTCTCCAACGCTGGCTCCCCATCCGTTTGAGAAGATAAAAGATGGTGCTGTGCCTAGACCGCGAAGGGAATCTTTGATCTGATACTTTACATACACACGAATGAGATACCCGTTGATCGGCATATCAATCAGAGAATTCTGTGTGTATATTCCTCCAGATACAGACGAGCTTAAAATCGTTTCGTTGAATGCGCCTACATTTGGATTGTAGTTATTGTATAGAGAGCCGACATCCCAAATGCTTAATGGGTTTGGAACTACTGGATCATTGTCGCTGGTTTTATACCAACTGCCTTCCGAGTAGTATGCCATAGTTTGGTTGTTGACGCCTTGCTTCTCGTATCCTTGACCATCTGATACATACGCCATTTTCCCATTGTGGGATACAAGCGGGAGTTGATCTACTCTTCCTTCAACTTGGTTGAGTTCTTCAAATCCAGCCGCGATTTCGTTATTGATTAGCGCGTTTTGCTGCGCCTCGCTCAATGCAGAAAAGCAGGCATAAGAAATCGGATTTTCATTTCCGATTGCATTGGCTATTTCGAGATAACTAGAATACCTCTTGCCCTTTTCATTCCAGTCGTCTTCGCAGCCAAGATTAGTCATTATCGTTAACGATAGAGTTAGGATTTACTGGAAGTGACGCGAAGTCTACCTCATCAACTAGTTTAGCAATTGTTCCAAATGGAGGATTCCATTTTTCTGTATCTCCATCCCAAACGACTGTATTTACCAGCCATCCGCCTTGCTCGTCGAGGATTGCGTATTTGTTCATATTAGAAGTATGTTGTTACAATGATGATTCCGTTAGCTCCAGTCCCGCCAGCACCAGAAGAGTATGTGAGTCCGCTTGTGCCGGGATACCATCCGCAGCAGCCACCGCCGCCTCCTCCACCGCCATAGAGTCCGCCATTTCCGCCGGGGCCACCATTGCCTGTGGCGTGGCCTGCGCCACCACCACCGCCGCCTCCTGCGTGGATGTTCGATCCCATTGTAGTTCCATTTGATCCAGCAGCACCAATTGTTGATCCGCCAGCAGCCTGCCCTCCTACTGGGTTATTTCCAAGAACCCATTGTCCGTTTCCGCCAGCATACCAAGTTCCAGTAGTATTGCATCCACCACCACCGCCGCCGCCAGCACCAGAAATAAATGTAGCACCTCCGGGGCCTCCATTGGCAGCAGTTCCGCCATTTCCTCCACCACCACCCGGATTTACGGCCCTTCCATTTGATGATCCGCCAGTTCCGCCAGCAGCACCTGCTCCGCCACCCCCACCTCCAGCGTAGACCCAAGGATTAAATGTATTTCCAGCAACTGCTCCAAAGCTGGAGTCTCCACCATTTGTTCCAGCTAAACCAGAAGCATTCGGTGTATTTACTGATGCGCCACCAGCCCCGCCTGCGCCAACAGTTACAGTTTCTGTAGCGGCTAGATCGGATGCGCGGAGTTGTGTCCTAAAGTTAAATCCTCCTCCTGCTCCACCGCCACCGCCGTTTTGTCCAGCGTTGACGCGCCCAGAGCCACCACCGCCACCACCTGCAATAACAAGAACATCTACGGATTTGGCTCCAGCGGGTTTAGTCCATGTTCCAGAGGATGTGAATACTTGAACATCAGTTGCGGCTGATGGGCCAGTTGCAGAAATAGTTCCAGCGGCAAACGAAAGTCCAGTTCCGACTGTGATTTCTTCTACCGCTCCAGTTCCAGCAGTAGTCCTTCCAAGAATTTTGTTTGTTCCTTGTGCTAGCTTGCTAACAGCAATAGCAGCAGTCGCGCTTACATCATCATCTGTAATCGTTCCGTTGGCAATCATAGTGCCAGTTACCGTTCCTGTATCAGCAGCGGTAATAGCTGTTCCTGCGATCTTTGTTTTATCAATCGCAGCAGAGGCGGAAACATCTGCGTTTACGATGAGGCTAGCTGGGCTTTGATAAACTCCGTTGATTACCTTTACAACGCCAGTTCCAGTAACGGATGGAAGAGTTGTGTGCGTATGGGAAGGATAACCATTCCCGAAATGCAGCGTCAGCGTGTTGTTGTTTTGATGCGCCCGTCCGTAGATGTAGACTACGATACGATCAGTAGCTAAAAGCGTAGTCTGAGGCATTACAACCGACGAGATATATTGTGTGATCTCGGTTGGATCGTAGATGTAGGTATCGTTCGATGTCGCAATCAATGTCGGAGCATTTACCCCGTCATACTTTAGAACTTCGATCTTGAAATAGATTTGGTTGGCAGAATTGGTAGAAGTAGATTCCGCGAAGATGTTGAAGTCCCAAATGCCAGCAGGGATTGAATCCGAGCTAGGAACATTGAGATCGGTAACAAACGATCCGAGGAATGCGTAGCTTCCAGTAGGAAGGATGGCAGATGTATACGAGGTCGGAGTTGTGTTGAAAGTCAGACCAAGTTCCTTTGTCGTATTCGGAGTTTGCGGGATATTTACAATCGGAGCATCAGCGGCAGTTCCGAAGTTCAGATAGTAGAACACTCCACCACCACCAGAACCACCAGTTGGGATTGCGCCGGGAACCCAGTTGGTTCCATCAAACTGAAGAACTTGTCCAGCGTAAGGAGTTGCTGTGCTAATCGGATAGCCTTGTAGCCCGTCTACGGTTGGATTCGGGTAAGTTCCATTCAAGTCTCCACCAGCAGCACCGCCGGGAGCCATTGTGGCGGGAACCCATTGCGTTCCGTTGTATTGATAAACTTGTCCAGCAATCGGAGCAGTTGGGCTAATCGCCCTGCCCTGCAATCCATCTACAGTAGGGTTTGGGTAGGTTCCAGCAAGATCACCACCAGCAGGGCCAGTCGGGCTTCCGCCTCCTCCACCACCACCAGCTTGTGCAGCTAGATAGATTTCGTATAGCTGTCCATCAAGTGTCTTTTCTGAGAAGCATTCTTTAGTGTCCATAGTTTATGTCGGCCAAGCCTGTAGTATGTGATAGAGTTGATAGTCTAGTGGTAGGTTAACGAAGCAGTCTCTCGATGGCAACGAATATCCGCTGTAATGAGACAACATGATTAGTATGTTGTAAAGCTGATCGTCAGTAGTTTTATTGATAAAGCATTCTCTGCTGATTGGCTCTGGTGGTGGCACGGGTGGTTCTCCTGCTAATAGTCCTTGGATTCCAATTAGAAGTGTAGTTTGGTTTGCGATCAGTCCTTGAGTTCCAGCCAGCAGAGAGTTTATCATTACCTAGTAACAGTTGTCGTTGTCACTCCATCTCCTGTAATTGTTTGCGAGATTGCTCCAGCAGTTCTTGTTGTTGGCGTTACATTCAATGGGCTTCCAGTCTTGAGTCCATGGATCAAGTGCGTTTCTGTGATCTCTGTAAGTTCTGGAGTAAGCTCGGCGCGTATGTCTGTTGGAATTGCCGCAAGTTGCGTATCAAGATTAGCTGAAGCAAGTCCAATCGCAGACCTAATATCTGAAGCAGTAAGTGCAGCAGTTCCAACGGTAGCGTCAACTGGAACTCCGACAGCAACAGATGCGGCTGGAGGAACGGCGCAAGAACCAGTAAGCGCACCGCTAGCGTATATCACGCCGAGGCGGACATCGCTGGCGGCTGGCATTTGGCCTTGCGTGGCATCGACCAATGTCTTTGCGCCTGCGGTGTCGCAGTAATTGAACACGGCGACATTGCTGCTAAGTTTTTTAAGGCGAATGCCGCCGCCGCTTGTTGGGGACATTCCGTTTGCCCCAAATTCAATTTCCTCGACGCTCACCAATCCAGTTAGCGAATTGGCAACCCCCGGCGCGGCGGTCACGCCTGTGGAGCCGGGGCCATACGATCCGCCGATGGCTCGCTTTACGATCACGCCACCTGTCGAGGTGTTGGCCACACCTGCACCGCCGCCTGTGGTTGTGGAGCCGATGGCTTGGCCGTTAATGGTAACGGTTCCTGTCGAGTTATTGCCTACCGCTGGAGCAACTGCGCCATAGCAATTTCCTGTGATGTTTACGGTTCCAGAGGATCGGTTTTCGATTGCATAGCCAAGCGCGCCGCCTCCTCCTGTGGCGTTCCCTGTGAAATTAAGCGTCCCGCTTGAAGTTAAAGCAATCGCGCCACCTGTGCCTGTGCCGTGCATATCCCCCGTTGCATTTCCTGTGAAATTTAATGTTCCCGTAGAAGAAATGCTTATTGGGGTGCTGCCGCCAGAGGTGCTTACAGGGCTTGTTACATTCCCCACAATCCAAGCCTGCGACGGTGTATTGGCTGAAAATAACACAACCGTAGCCCCGCCTGTGGGGTTATTTTGCAAAACATTCGCCGTGAGCGTTACGCCTGCGTTTAAAGTAAATGTGCCTCCTGCGGTAGCTCCGCCGAGCGTGTCGTTGCGGACTTGGCCCGAACCGCCGAGATTGGTATCCACATTTATGGTGATTGCAAAAGAGTTTGCGACCAGCACATCTCCGCTGGCGAATGTGACTGGCCCAGCAACTCCTCCGGGTGTTGTTGCCCATACATTTGTGGCGTTTATGTTACCAGCAAGCCGAGCGTAATAGGTAGCCATTTTTTATAGTCCTTTCTCGTTAATGTATGTTTGCAATGCTTGCTTTATTGTGGCTACAGCAGTTTGTGTAATAGTATCGTCACCTTCAAGAGTCCCTAACGCAATTCCTATCGCTTGCTGCTCTGCTGTTTCTACTTGATCTCCTTCAAGCCTAGTTGGGATAAGTCGCATTGCGATATTTGCGTCTTCCGTTCCATCTCCATTATAGAAGCTGGTAACAGCAAGATTCATGGAATACAGGTCGTATACTTTCCCGTCGATTACGATTGGCTGAGATGGAGTCATTCTAAAATTAGTTGTGAGCATAGGGGTTGAACCTTGCTCTGTTATCGTTAACGATAATTGATAATTAGGCAGGGAGGGATTTACCTCCCCACCTAATTAGATTTTTCACCAGTAGACGCCGATGGCGTAGGCGTTCACTTTAAGTGCGCCAACTCGTCCAGCGGTATCAGCACCAGAAACCACATCAGCACCAGCGTTCTCGTAGGTGAAGGTGGTCGTATCCACAACGGTCACGCAAGCGTCTACAGCGTTGAAGCTGGAATCAGTCATCGAAGCGATGGTGATTTGGTCGCCAGTAGTGAATCCGTGAGCAGCACCAGTCACGATGGTAGCAACACCATTCGTGCGAGCGCGTGTAGCGGTAGCCTGACCAGCACCAACGACAACCTTCTCAAGAGTGAGGGTGTCGGTTCCGCTGACCGTAGGAACAGGGTTGGCAACGAGCGCAAGGTAATTGGCTCCACCAACATTGTCGAGGGCATCGGTAATGGTGAGGGTAGAGGTAATCGCAGAGGTTCCATCGGTGGCGCGAACTTGAGGATCGGTGGCCGTGGTTCCTTTGGCGTATACAGTTTCGAGGATAACGCTCTGGACGAGGAAACGGGTGTCTTGATCGTTGAGACGAACGAGGACAGCGTTACCAGCTTCCAAGAGGTTGATGGTTTGAGGGCCGAACAAAGCGACCCGATCAGGAGTATAAGGGCGTCGATTAGACATATTATTTAATTAGTTTTTTGTTAGAGTGCAAAAGCAGACGCAAGAGCCTCGTTGACGAGATTCAGTTGTGCGTCTTCAGTTAGTTGCTCAAAGCAGTTTTGTGTTACGGGAGATTCGTATCCAGCAATGTCGGCAAGCGCGATGTAGAACTGGTAGAGTTTACCAGCGTCACTCATCTCGCTGTAGCACCCAAGCGAAACTGGAGTAATACCAGCGGCGTTCGCAAGCGTGATAACGAATTGATAGGAGCGATCTGCGTAACTAAGGTCTGTGAAGCAAGCCATTTGATTTTCCTTTCCCCCATTGAGGAGCGGGTTTCCCCGCCCCTCGCATGGGGATTACGGGTTAGGGAGCAACGATGTCGCCAACGCCTTCGCAGGAGTAGCAATCAGGGTTCGTGCTGCAAGCGGTGTAGGTGTTCAGTTCGCAGCAGGAGCCGTAGAGGTTACGGGCTTTCGGCATACGATGCAGGAACACATGGATAAGGGTCGGGTCTTTGACCTGTGCGGCAAGGCGGAACTGGGCTTGATAGAAGCCCGATTTGCGCCAGCGGTTGCACTCCCAATCTGGGTTCTTCCATTCCCAATCGCCAGCGTAGTTCTGGGTCATTTGTTGGGCTTGGCCGTATCCAGTCGAGGAAGGCATCGTCCACTTGGTCATCGCTTTGTTCACCATCGCGGCAGAGATCGCAAAGTCAGCGTTCTGGTAGTCGCGGTTAGGGATATACGAGCAGCCGTTTTCTTGAGCGACCTTCACATAGCGAGGAACGCGAACGAGGCGAGGCCATGTGGAGGCATCGCTGGCGTTGAACGCAGGAAGCGTAGCATTGAATGCGCTGTCGGCATTGAAGCGGAGCGAGTTGATGTCGTAACCGAAAGCGTAGTCGCCGATGATGCGGTTCACGCCAAGCTTGAGGCTGGTAAGGCGGCTGTCGAAGTCGGTGTTAGCATCCCAGTAACCATTGTTGCGCTTGGCTTGGAAGTAGAGTCCACGGCCAACGCGAGGATCAGGGATAACGATGTCGAGGAGAGGCATTCCAGCGGCCTCAGAGAGGTCGAGGCGGAAGGCGTCATCTTCGTTTTGGAGTTCGACGAGGGCATCGTCGAGCATATCCAACGAGAGGTAAGCGATCTTGTTCAGATCAGCAGCGGCGACTTTGACACGGATGTGGCAGAGGTCGTAACCAGATTCGTTGTTGGTGGTATGCTCAGGGATGAACCAAGCGGCGTCATCGAGGAGTCCGCAGTAGACACCATCATCGTTAACGATACCGACCCACTTGTGGCCTGCACCGCCGATGTAGTTGGCGCGGAGGAATTCCTCATGGACATTCTTGGTGATACGAGCGTTCGACTCCTCAAACTGAAGGATTTCTTCAGCGGGGAAGAGGCGATAGAGCAAGCTCTCAACGCAAATCCAGTCCGTGGTCATCTCTTTGCGGAGAAGCTCGAAAGTGTAGCTCTCCGTGCCGGGGCGTTGGATGACTTCGGGTTTGCTGTCGCAGGAATCCGTGTTGCAGTAGGTGTCAACGATCTTGCGGAACGGGCTGCAAGGATCATAGAAACCACGGCCAAAGCGGAAGCCTTTTTGCTCGGTGGTGTGATTGAGGGGCCATGCTTGCTCCTCGAAACGGGTGAAGTAGGTCGAGTTGGTGACGAGCTTCTTCACATAAAGGTCGTTGAAATATTCACGGCCTTCGCGGAAAAAGCTATCAATCTCGGCGCAACTATTGAAGTAGAGTTGTTCTGACATTTGATTTGTTTGTTTAGGTTTAGTTTGGTTTTGACTCGCTAACAATTCACAGAGGAACGCCAAGCGAGTGCTTGTTGTCCTCTGCTGGAATCAACCCAGAGTGCCTTTCGGCTCAGTCCAGAATTACAGTTTGTTTGCGAGGTCTGTGACTCGCCAGTCTGGGTGCGACTGAATCCCTAACGGCTCACGCCTTCGGATTTCCCATTTCGCCGCAAAAAGTAATTGGTATAGAAAACCTGTCAAATCTTTTTTTAATAAAAATAAAAAGGGGAAGTATGGTGCAGTTCCACACTTCCCCTTTCAGCTTTGTTGGATCAGGGCTACGCGCTTGCAAGATTGCGGCCAGATGGCGAGAATCGCGCCAGCTTTGCCGCCAGTCCCTCAGTCACATTCATCCGCCGTTGCTGAGATTCTGAAACGCGAGGAGTCGAGTCCACACGCGAAGCTCCTTTGAGCTTTCCGATGTAGTCATCTTTCTCCTTCACCATTTCTTGAAGTGCCTTCACTTGAGCTTGGAGCTTCTTGTAAGCCCTACCTTGATTGATGAGTCGGTTCATTTCATCTACAGATGCTTCCTCGCTCGATTGCTGGGTTGCAATAAGTGCAATGGCATCATCCTTCGATGTGTCGTATTTGATTCCCTTTTCTTTCATGTAGGCCGCGATGTCATCAGAGATGCTGGACTCTTGCTCAATCTCTGCTGCTTGCTGTTTGTAGCTATCGTGCCATGTATTGATGAACTTGTTTCGTGCTTCCTGTTCCTTACGCTTTGCGGCGTTTTGGATTTCAGTCTTTGTCTGCTGGTAGTTGATGAGTGCTTCGGAATGTCGTTCCGTAGCATCAAGGTAGTCTTTGATGTAGTCGGCGAACCTTACTTGCTTGAAGGTTCCCAAGCTGTTCGTGATTTCCTCGAAAGCCTCATCGCGCTCGCGGATGGATGCCTGCCTGTCTTCTTCGTTCGTATGGTGGTAGACTGCTCCGTTTGCTGCAATTGCCCTTTGGAATAATGATTGGAGAGTGCTATCACTCCCGATGATTTCCCGCGCCGAGTTATAGCTTTGTTTGATTGGCTCAAAGTATTGCTTTTGGAAATCGGGATTGCTGGTCAGATCATGGAAGTCCAGCTTGCCGCGAAGGTCTTGGATTTCCTTTGATAAGTTTGCCTCTAATTCAGCTTTCTCCTCGTTCGCTTTATTAAGCTGTGCTTGGTAGTGGTTAGCCTCTGCTGTTGTAGATGAGTTCTGAACCAATGCCTCAAGCTCCGCGATTTTCTGCGTATACTTCGGAACCTCGTCCTTCTTGAACTTCTCCAACTCTTCTTTGAGTCGGCGGTTCTCCTCGATCTGCTTTTGAACAAACCCAGTTTTCTTGATGTTCAAATCTTTCTTAGGCTCGTTATCGTTAACGATAACTTCAGACTCATCTTCGATTGGCTCCTCTTCTGATTGGCGCATACCAATCATTGGGTCGCCTACATTGGTTCCGCTTGGCTTGCCGTCATCGGCTTGCTGCTTGCTGAACTTGGCAAGGAAGTCTTTAGTGTTCCCTTTGATAG